TGGGGGCGCGGGGGTCTGCGGGGGTGGCGGCGCGCGCGGGTGGGAAGAGCGCGGGGTGCGCTGCGCTGGGGATGTCAGCGCGGCTGATTCCGATTGCTTCGAGAGCGCGCGTTAAGAATGCCATGCGGGAAGAATGTCCCACGCCTGGGCAGGCCGTCTAGTTTATCGGGATGTCGCTGTCATGGGGTGTCATGGGGTGTCATGCGGCTACGCTGGGCATAGCTGTGGGGTGCTGGGCAGCGTAGAGGGCGACTGAGGAAGCGATCAGCGCTGCGATGGGCGCGGGCGATCTGTCACGGTCGAAACGCAAAGTTCCGTTATATTCCCTGGTCGAGACGTTGCCGATAGCGTCTCTAAGCGGTTGCGATCCGTCGTGCTTCAGGTTCTTCGTTTCCAGGACCATGCGCAAAAAGTTAGAGTCAGCTACGGTGCGTTCGTTGATTGACAGCATTTCGAGGTTGTATGGCTGAAAATCATCCCTGGCATTTAGAGCGTCGGTTATTGCCCTGGTTGGTCCGCCGTCATCGGCAACGAATGACGCGCCTGGGTAGCGACGCGATAGCGCGGCCAGGTATGGGGGTAGCCAGGCTGTGCCAGGGGCCTGCCTGAGCACGCGAACGCAGGGGGTACCGTCTAGGTCGATCCAGGCCACGACAACGCAACCGCATTCACCGAGCGCGCCTGCTTCATACGCGAAAGTACATGTGTTGAGGTCTGGAACTGCGAGGGGTTCTGCTTCGAGGTGGTCAAAATCTTCAATAGGGATCAGCGGATTATCCGAGGAGACAACCACGTTCATATAGGCGCGCATCCATTCCCCATATGGAAGGCCCATCGAGCTGTATAGAGCGTCCTCGGTAATGGTGTTGCCTAGTGCCGGGTGAAACTTCCACCATGTCGCCGGGTCGTAGGGGTCCATATCCTCGGGCATGGAAAATTCAACGTAGAGCAGCGAGGGGTCAGTGCCTGCCAGGCCGTCGTCGATGATGCCGTTCATAAATTCTGACTTGGCTGTGCCTTTTGTTGAGATCATCCAGATCTGCGATTCTTCTTTGATCGTGATCTGCGAGGGCACAATCGCACCGAGCAGAGCATCTCCCAGGTCTTTGCTGTGCTTCCAGATTTCATCGAGTACTACCAGGTGCGGGTGCTCACCATGCACAGCTGAAAAGGTAGGGGAGAAGCGGGCGAGCTCAGAGCCGTTTTCATTTAAACTAATGCCTTCAGAGCCATTCGACCGCCTGGGCGTGGTGAGATCTGCCAGGTCTGATTGCGCGATCCGCTTCATCATTGCAAGCATTTGAATTCGAGCGTCTGCACCTGTCTGTGCAGTGTATAGGGCACGGGATGACGGCCTAAGCATCAGGGAATGCAGTTCTTTGGGCAGGATCAGGTGGGTTTTACCGGACTGCCTGGGCACAGAGATAAGCACCTTTGAATACTTGTAGCCACGGACCAGGCGGCCCTGCGCATTCTCGACCGGCCTGTACTGTGTCGCCCTGTTAATCACCATTCTTTGCCAGGGCTGAAGATATCCACCGAGCAAACGGGCAACGCGGGCAATTTCCGCACCCTCATTAAACGGGTACGAGGGATCCATAGGCGGGCAGTGCATGGGGGTAGGCAGGTGGGTAAACGGGTTAGGCATTAGAGGTCTGAGCCTTCATCTGGTTCATTCATAACAACATGTAGAACAGCGTCGAGTTTGCCGGTCTGATTCGTGCCCAGGGCGGCTGTAATCGAGTCCAAAGCCTTCTGCAGGGCCTCGAACACCTTCATACGGGCATAGCGTTTTTCGCTTGGGTCGACGTTGTCAGCTTCCAGGGCCAATTGAAGGGCCATTGCGGTATGACCAGCTAGCAAAATAGCTCTAGAGGGGTCCTGATTGACTACCTCGACAGTCTTTGCCACGCCTTCATAGATGATTCCTGGCTTAAATTCGATCTTTTCGGGGTATCCGCTGTTATCTTCGGTTTTTTGGTCAAATTCATTGAATATATCGGGGTCTAATACCACGTCTTGGAAGGTCATTTTCGTTGTCCTTGCTTGTTTTTGCCCACCCCCGTTTTTTTGTAGAGTCCCGAGGGAGATATCCACTGGGCGTGCGTCGGGTGGGGGTGGGGGTCTTGGTCAGGAAAAACGATCATCGCTGGCTGTGAACCAGGCCAGGCCGTCATATACAGGCACCTGGGTCTTGTTGATCGTCTTATCCTGTCGAGAGCTATTACAAGAGCGATGGGCAAGGGCTAGGTTGTCCCTGGTCGACAGTCCGCCCTGGCTAGCTGGTATCAAGTGATCTAGGCTAGCGTCCTCGCGTCTCACTGGTAGCTGGCAGATGTGGCAGATCCCCTGTGCTTCCTGATAGATCTGGTCTGTCAACTCTTTACGCTGCGCACCGCTCATCCGCCGGTAATCATCGTGATACTGACTCACTGGGTACCACCCAGGCCTGTTTGCTTCAATGCCCAGATCCTGAATGCAATGACGGGATAGGCGATCGTGTTACCGATCTTGATATAGGGTGGTCCGCCGCCTCGGGACCTCAGCGATGCTAGGGCCGCCCTGGTCGTTCCCAGCTGGTCTGCCATCTCATCGATAGTCCAGCATTCACGTTCAACAGGCATAGACACTAACGGTGTCATTGCTCTTCACCATCTAGGTTAATGAATACCAAGAGGTGCAAGAGCTGGTCTGCCACGTTCTCCAGCGTTGCTCTGATCTTCAGCTGCGCAGCGCTGCAAGAATACGGTGAAGCTGGTATCTCATCTAATGCATCAGAGGTAGCATCTAGCACTGATTTAACCGCCGTCTTGACAGCTTGCTTACTCACTTGCTTACCCCTTCAATTGCTAATTGCTGCTCACCAGCGAGAAGGCGCTGTAAGCGGTCGACTGTGATAGTGCCGTAGTCCAAGATTTCCTGAGCAATAGGGTCAGTGTCCGCAATTCGGTACCAGTCCAGTTGCTGATCTGGATAACGCTTAGCCATGTAAGCTTGATACGTGATCCGCTTAGTCATCGTTGATTCCTTGCTAGTAGTGGCAACGCTCTTAGCGTTGCTCGTATTAGTCTTGGTTTGTGAAGAAGATTTGAGAGAGCGCGGGCCTGCCGCGCGGCCCGCTCTCTCGTAAGAGGAGAGGCCAGACGCCATGTCCGCACGGCCCTGGCAGCGCTGTCGGTAGGGCTTGATTCTGAGCAAACGCAGGCGTGCCAGGCGGGCTTTCGTCTTGGCAGCGCGTAGAGGCAGGATTGCTTCGTCATATTCAGTGCGAGCGTCTTCCACGTACTTAGACAGCACGCCTTTGTTGAGCTTCATTGATCCAGGCTGGGGCTTGCCTTCCTCGATCCAACCACGGGACCAGGACAGGATGCCCAGGTCTTCGAGGATGGGCAACCAGCGTCGGACATGACGCTCTGAGTATCCAGCGCGGTCTGCGAGCTGCGAGGCGGTAATCGTCATGTAGCCGCGTGCGTCCGTCTTCAGTGAACGCATAGTGCCTGCAAGAGTTTCGAGAAGCGAGCGAGCGCACCTATTCTCAGAGCCACGCAAGATACCCCACCCAGCGCGCCTAAGAGCATCCACAAGCTGATAGCTCGTCATGCCTGCGTTAGTCATCTGCTTCACCATCTTCGGTGCGCTTACGCATATCGGCCAGGTCTAACCGAGCGGACCTAATAGAGATGATCATCTCTTCAACTGCGCTACTAAGCGCACGAAAGTCTTCAGCGGCTGATCCAAGCAATACAAGAGTTTCAAGGCTGGGAAACAAAGGCGACGGGCGGTTATTCATCGTCTTCGCCTTCGGAATAGTCGATAACACCCAGGCCAACTCGAACGAAATTCGCAATTAAGCTGCGTAAATGCATCAATGCCTTGTCAGCGTCTTCTACATCGTCATAGAAGTAGGAGAGCTTGGCTTGATAGATGGTAAGCTGATAATCAATTTGATCAATAGCTTCAATGAGGAATTCGAGCTGTTCATCATCCTTGATTTCATGCAGCGGCTTGTTCATTTTCTTTCCTAATTCCAAGAGCAGAGGGTTAATGATGTAGCGCTTGTATGTAGAGGCAGCGCGGCGCAAAACGTCGAGCTTTGCAGTCGGTATCTCGTCGTTGTAGCGAGTCAAATGCATACGCGAGATGAAGTGATCAAGTTCGTCAATGTCATGCACAAGGCCCGGAAGGTCTTCTACGCGGTGAACGATCATCGGTCTTCACCATCTTTGATTTCGAGCGTGTCAATCACGTTGTGTCTGATGATGAAACGAAGAATGTAAAGCTTCTGTCTAACGTTTTCCATGTCCCCTTTACGGGCAGCGGTGAGGGCGAGGCCCGCCATATAGTTAACCGTCTCGATAGCTCCTAGGAGCGTGTCAAATGCTTCATCTCCTGGTTCTGGAATACGCTGGGTCATCGGTTCATCTCCCGATTCAGCTCGGATCCATACCAGAGCATTGATACGAAAAAGGTTGCGAAATGCGGCCACGTCATCGTGTAACCAGCGATATTGAAAGACGCGATCAGGACAGAGATAAGAATCGCGAAAAACGTTATGGAAGAGACGAACAGTCCTTTATTAACCTTCACGGGTGTATTCCTCACTAATAGCTGCGCCGAAAATATCGAGACCGATTGGGAAACCTAATTGAATGAGCCTGTCTAGATCGTCGAGCTGCCAGCGCGCCGCGCCACGCATACGCTGTGATAGTGCCGTTTGCGACATTGCAAGATCGTTGGCTAAGGCTTTTTGCGAAATTGAAAGAGATTGCATGTGCCGTTTCACAGTGCGAGTAACGGCGGTGTTGTATGTGGACATGCGGTTAGTTTATTCGATTATCGGTTTATGCGCAATACGATAATCGAATAAGTGTCAATTCACTATTGCATCTGTTCCGATTATCGAATACAGTATCCGCATGAGTACAACGGTTTTGGAACGCACGCTAAGCGATGTTGTTTGCGAAAACATTCGGATTGAAGCGGCGCGGCGCGGTTACAGTCAATCGGCACTTGCGCGCGCTATTTCCATGTCGCAACCGGCACTTAACCAGCGTTGGAGAGGCGCGGCGCGCTGGCAACTCGATGAGCTAGAGGCTATCGCACGCTTGTTCGGCGTGCCGGTTACGTATCTAGTTAGCGACAATGCACCGTTTGTGCCCCCGACAGGACTCGAACCTGCAACCTCGGGATTAGTGGCCTATCTTCCCAGGTTCGCTGATAGCGATTCTGAATGCAATCTGAGAATTGCTGCGTAATCATCTGGATATGGAAACAAAGACGATACCGGCTAGCTGGGCGGGGCTGGTCTCGGATTATTCCCAGTACTTATTAGCTTCAGGGTGCACACCTAAGACAGTGAGTCTTAGACGTGACTGGCTAGCCAGGTTTGCCAGGGCGGTTGACGTTCCGCCTTTTATGGTGGGTAGAACAGCGGTTGTCACCTGGTCAGCAGGCCAGGCCTGGGCACAATCAACCAGGCGCAGTGCGCATCAGAGCGTGAAGGGGTTCTACGCCTGGGCCAGGATGGAAGGCCTAACGGACCGGGTGCCAGTGATACCCAGCGTGAAAAAGAGCCTGCCTGCGCCTCATCCTGCGAGCGATGCTGCATTAGAGGCGTGCCTACTATCACGGGATTGGAAGGTCAGACTAGCGGCGCGCCTGGCTGTTGAGCTGGGACTCAGACGCGGCGAGGTAGCCTGCATCAATATTGATCGTGATCTGATCCAGGGCGCGGGCGGCGCGGCCCTGGTCGTTCACGGAAAAGGCGATAAAACACGGCTAGTACCGCTAACCGATTCCCTGGCAGGTGAGCTGCGCAAGTTCAGCGGCTACGTGTTTCCTGGCCAGGATGGGGGGCATGTCAGCGCGGCCTGGCTAGGCAGGCTCGTATCCAGGGCAATGCCAGATGGGGTGACTATGCACGCTCTCAGACATCGTTTTACGACACGTGCCTACAGGGCGACGCATGACCTGGTTGCCTTGCAGAAGGTCCTGGGCCATGCGTCCCCTGAAACCACACTGGTTTACCTGCAGTTAGCAGATGATTCACTGCGACGTGTCATCGAGGCCGCCGCGTGATCGTTCCGTTTCCAGGGCGGCGATCCGCTTTCGCATCTCACTGTGGCTGTCATGGGCGTGATCGTCGATGCTGTCAACTCTGCGTGTGATCTGCAGTAGCTGCGAGGACTGATGATCTAGCTGTATGCCGTGTTCATCGAGTGACTTCTCGATCCGGTTCAGCTGGTCCTTGACACTGGTCCCGTGATCCGGTTCAAGTTGACTGGCTGTCCTTTTCGCTGCGAGCAGGGTTGCAATGCCTGTGATGGTTGCTGCGAGTCCACCAAAGCCGCCTGCAGCGGTGATTATCTCAGCTACCGGGTTCATCCATCAGCCTTTGGGGTGTGTGCCAGGGCCGTTGACGTTGCCAGGACAGACGCTGCGAGGCTGAGCCATAGGGGCGCTGTGCTCTGGTCGATAATTCCGTAAATGGTGAGGATCGGGACCAGAGCGGTAATGATTCCATACATCCAAGCGCGCACCTGTGGGGTGAGCCAGGACAGGGGCTGAGGGGAAGAAGCGTGACGCGGCTCGTTCATCGTGTGCCTACCTCGATTAGACGGGTGAGGTCTTCGATCTTCTTTGCAAGGGTATCTAGGGTCTGGTAGACGCGGGCGAAATTCGTTGCGTTCCAGGCGGCCTCGTCAAATACGTTTGTGCGGTCCCCTGTAGGCTTGCCGTCTGGCCCCTTCTTATCCTGGCCACCAAGTAGGACGGCCTCGATACGTTCAATGCGCAAATCGATATAGGCAAGGACATCGTTAACGGTTGCGGTGTGACCATCTGGGCGGGTCACTTGATCGGTTAGTTGCATGTCGGTTTCTTCTTCCTGTGAGAGTTGGTTAATACGGTCAATGAGATCGTGATAACGGCCAGGGCAGGCCGTAGGGTAATAGTCAGAGTGCACACTGATGGGTAGGTTTCCCCATTCTGAGCGGATCCTGCGCACCAACTCAGCTACCGTGCGCACGTCTTCCTCAGACGCTTCAGGGCGACACTCAATACCGATAGAGTGCAGGTTTACCGTCCAGTTGCCTGCGTGGTAGGCAGTGTCATAGTCATGGCAAATTTGCGTGATCCTACCGGCTGATACAACGTAATGGGCTGATGTGCCGGATCCTGGGCCGCGGGTGAAAAAGTCAACTACACCATCATGCGATTGGCCGTCTGCACCCCAGTGGTGAATCACGATCCTGTCAGGCTCTAGGCCTTCCCTGCCCTGGCTGTAGTTCCAGCACTGCCTAAAATCAATGTTTGTCATGCTACCCAGACCGCCGATCCACGGTAGGCGCCGTTGTTCTGAATATCGACCGGGCCATAGCAAAGCACGCGAACCAGGCCCGCGTTAAGAAAAATTGGCATAGGCCAGATGCCAGGACCGAACAGCGTTCCACACATTACCCATTCACGGGTACTGGGCACTTTCACGGTGTTGTTAATGCGGAAAATGTCGATGATGCCGCCTGCATCCATGTGGAATGATCCGCCTGTGCGCACAATAGAGATACTGAGGTGATTCGTCCCGTTAATGGTACGGACTAGGCCGCCTTCTGGTTCATATCTCCACGCTCCATCGAAAAGCGGTAGCGTAGCTGTCTTGATCGTCGATGCGCTGTCGAGGATCGTTGCAGCGTCTTTCGCTACTTGCGGGAAGGAACGCAGGGGGTCAGAGTCCAGGGGATAGGGGATCTTCAGGGTAGGGGTGGTTGCAGGCATAGGTTTACCTTTCTAGGCGGTTAGGGATGACGTGATTGCCCAGGTGAGCGGCTGGGACTGGGACCATTTGAGGGCGGCGGGCAGTTGTTGCCAGGTGAGGCCCTGGCCTGTGGTTTCGGACCTGGTTAGGCAGAGGTTCATTACCCATCTGCCTTTTTTATAGGTATAGGTAGCGCCGTCGAGATACGCGGTGAGGGCTGAGGGTACGGCCATCCACCTGGGCAGGTCGGTTAGCCTGATGGGTAGGCCCATGCGCCTGGTTGCGTCGAGCATCGCTGCGAGCGTCTTCCTGTCGATCAGCGAGGATCGGATAGACGTATCTACGGTGAGACTGGGCAGCGTGTAGGATCCAGGCAGGTGCGAGCGGTAGAAGGCTGAGGCTGCTGCTTCAGCGTCTTTCCGGTCTACCAGGTCAGTCGTAATCGAGATATCCCGATAGCCGATCCTGGCTATAGCGTCTTCATCCTTAATAACGATGGTGCGCTCGGTTAGTGTCCGTTCGCCTTTTTCGTTCACGCCGGGTTCTTGCCAGGACAGGCGGGCGACGCTGGCAGCGTCTGCATTATCCCTATCCACGGTTACGCTGCTGCGCAGGATCGTAGCTGCGCTAATCGTCGATGACGGCTGAGAGGCAGTAATCGTGACCTTGGTTCCATCGAAACCGAGTCTGCCCAGGGCGGTACGCAGCGAGGGATCCTCGAAACGCAGATAGGGGCCGGTAGTACGGTGCGAGCTTGCCCAGAGGATTGCACTAGCACTGGTTGCGCTTGAGGTAAGCAGACTAGAGGCAGGCTGCGAATCTACGTCCTTCCAGGCTAGCTTGCGTGCGCCTGGGCCAGGATCAATTTCAGTTCGCACATTCGTCCCAAGCTCTCGGATAATCGCGTTTACGCGCTGGGACAGGGTGTGCGTAGGCCAGGGATCAGAGCCAATGCGCCGATGTGCCAGGTCAGCGAGGATATCCGAGGCGGTAATAGTCATGACAGGGCGGTCCAGGGCAGGATCCAAACTAATCGAGGTATCAGTGATAGATCCTGTAAAAACGTTGCATTCGATGCTGTCTGCCTGCCTGGGCGGGGTGACAGTGGCAGCTGTGACGGTTAGGCGGTTGAGGGCTTGCCATGCTTGGGCCTGGCTAGTCCAGGGCGCGGGTTCTAGGTCCCATTGCTTGCCTGCAGGTTGAGCGATGACAGCAATGCCGATCCAGTAGCCTGCGAGGCGTGAGGGCGGTGTCCAGGATCCAACCAGGGCGCGGGCCGTGGGGTCTTCAGTCGAGGCGATAATCTCACCAAGGTAAGGGTAAGCGCTAGGCGACTGGTAATAGGCAGGCCTAATTTCGACATATGCCGGGCTTTCAGGCATAGATAGGGTGACTTGGGCCGTCCAGGTCTGCCCATCGCTGCAGGTGGGTATTTCATCCCATGCGCCGATAGTCGAGGTAGGCGCGGCGGGCGGGATGACGGCCAGGATGCGGTTAACGCCGGGTGGGGGTGTCCACGCCTGGCCAGAGGTCGCGCCGTCAACAGCTGCGTGCTGCAGGGCCAGGGGCCGCGCCTGGCCCTCGGTCCAGACTTTCACGGTCGAACTGATCTCAACAGTCCTACCGATGGAATACATGTCTGCCAGGGCGGTGGGGTCTTCAGGTAGCAGGATCCTACAGGTAGCGGTCGAGGGTGACGGCTGAGAGACTGAGTCTTTACGTCCCCAGGTGATTTTGACTTCATCCAGGGCGGCGGGCGTGGTAGAGCCGGTCAGGCGGCGGCCTGCAATGGATAGGACGCAATTCGCGATGGTCATACTGTCACGGTTCCCATGCGGTAGGACTGTCGTTGCAAGAGCTCTTGAATCTTCCTCGCTGCGTCGTCGCCGTCCAGCACCCCGTTAATCGTGATGTTGTAAACCGCCGTATGGTGTGATCCTGGCAGGCTGTTCACGTTCGCTGTCAGATCAGGCGTATCTGGAATAGACACTAGATCCTGCATCGCGTCTGCTGCGCCTTGCTTCATCATTCCCAGGCCGTCAATAAAGCCCTGCCCAGTGAACACACCAAATTGACGCATAAGGCGTGAAGGCGACGCGATACCCAGGAAAGACTTCAGACCATTGATTGCATTTTTAACGATGCCTACAACCGCATCCCAGAGCATCCCACCCATGTTGCGGATGCCGTTGATGAAACCTTGGATCATGTCACGGCCTGCATTCCAGAGGTAGCTACCGATATTGCCCAGGGCTGAGAGGGCGCGGCCAGGCAGGCTAGCAACAGCGTCGATTACGCGGCTACCAGCGCTAGATACGATGCTCACAACCGCGTTCCAGGCGTTGCCGAAAAGATCTTTAACCGCGTTGCCGAGGCTTAGAACGATGTTTTTAATGTGGTTGAATGCGCCGGTCAGGATGTCTTTAACCAGGTTCCAGGCGTTGCTGAAAATGTCTTTAACCGCGTTCCATAGTCCCTGCCAGTCGCCGGTAAATAGGGCCTTGAGGGCGTTAAATATTCCAGCGATCACGCCGAAAACATCCGTGATGACGCTACCGATAACGTTAAAAACGTTCTGGAATACAGGAGCTAGGTCCTTGATTGCAGGTGCGAGCCACCCAACAATAATGCTGACAACGCTAGTGAATGCGCTCCAGAGTTCAGCTAGCTTGCTTCCCATTGCTGTCAGGTGTGGCATTAGGCCGCTAATTGCAGCTGTCAAAATAGGTGCGATTGCAGAGACAATCTGACCAATGAAGGCAACCGCGTCGCCTATCCCGCTAACCACGCGCTGGGCAAACGGGACTGCACCTGCAGCGAGGCCTTTTAGCGATTCGGCAAACTGGCTGATTGCTCCATCTCCACTGCCCATAAACTGCGTGAGCGATTCGCTAATAAAGTTGCCAAAATCGCGTAGCGCAGGCATCAGACTACCAGTGAGGACGCTCATTACCTTGGTGAGGATTGGCAGGAATGCCTTGCCTATTGAGGTCGTGAAATTACCCCACTGAGCACTCAGAATCGCCTGCTGACCTGCGAGCGTGTCAGTTTCCTTCGCAAAGTTGCCGTGCGCATCGGCTGTCTGCTCCATAATCAATGCGAGCGTGGCAGCCTGGTTAGCCTCGTTAGACAGCGAGCCACCAACTTTAACGAAACCCAGTTCAGCTGCTTTCGCATCGATCTGAGCCTGTTTCAGCGAAACGCCGTAACGCTCGATAGGGTCTCTCTCTCCCTTTAGGGCAGAGGACAGGGCAGCGACAGCCTCGGGCGTGGTCCCACCGAACATGCTGGCCAGGTCAGCACCAAGGCCAATAAGGCCGTTGGTCTTATCTGCTAGCTGGTCAATCGAAGTGCCACCATTTTTCAGCTGCGTTCCGAGCACCGTTGCCAATTCGTTGTATTGGTTCTCGGTTAGGCCCATGGTCTCTGCAGCGCCTGCAGCGTACCTGTGCATCTGATCTGCTGCGCCCTTAAAAACGGTGTCAACCGCGCCGATAGATTGCTCTAGGTCTGCTGCTTGTTTAATGCCGGTAATGGCTAGGGCGGCCAGGGCGCCCCCCGTAGCGGGCCGCCCCCCCCCGGGGGCGCCCCCCCAC